CCTTTTATTGTGTTGATTACAATTCCGTTTGTTGCGCCTAAGAACCAATACTTTCCGTTACGATCAGCAGCAACACAAACAATCAAATTTTGTGCAAGCAAAGTGATTTCATTTCTTGTATTTGCTTGTAGTTTGTTTAAGATGATTGTCAATTTTTGTGAAGAATATATTGTTCCATTTTCTTCATTGACAGTCAATGTATCTTCAAACTTACTTGTTTGCTTGATTAAAGCATACTTGTAGAACTTCTTTCCTGCTGCTTTTGTGATGGCAGTTACAACACCTGATGCTTCTGTGAATGAAGTTAAATTCCCTAACTCCATGAAGTAAACTTCTTTTAAACCGCCGACCGAATCTCTACAGTCCAGGTTATATGATTGTGTTAAATTACAAGGCATCGATTTATATTTTTAATTTTTTAAAATAATGGTGACCACACTTAAGTGATCACCATTTAATTTCCTTATACTAATTTGAAAGAAACGATTTCATTTGGAAATGCCGTTTGGATTCCCAATTTCCACTCAGCAACAAATCTCACTTCCATTGCTTCTTTTGCGTAGAAAATTTCCCACTTGTCTTCTTCTCCTAAAATGTCGCAACCCATGTAAAGGTTTGTATCTCTGATTGCAAACAATCTACTTGTTCCATCAAGACCATGAACAGCAGTTAATTTGTAACTTGTACCTGGTATTGTGAACTCACCATTCTCGTAAGACAATTGTGATGCACCATAGTTGAACAAGTTTGCATTTACATATGCATCAACTAACACATCGAACACGTCCCAACCGCAATATAATCTTACATCTTTCTTTCCTTTTACTCTTGCAGGAATTGCGTTCTTAATACCTTTCACGATTGTGAATGCATTTGATACTGTGATACCTGTTGCAACTGTTATACCTGATGGATTACCATTTGCAGAAACTGCAGCAGTATCAATCAATTTAATCAATCCGTCAAACTTGTTTAAGTTTACGTTTGCAGATGATGTATCACCTTGCCATAAAGCAGTTTCTAATTGCTCAGCAATTAATTGCGCTTTTAATCCAGTGTATTGTTGTTCGAATGGAATTCCTTCATTTATACTGCCCGGCATTAATGCTAATTGGGTATATTTTGACTCCAATGTCTTAGGACATAAAGATTCATGCACTTTGAATTTGCCTACTGACAAACTTCTTTGTGTGAATGTAGATGCGCCTGAACTATTGAAACCACATGTTCCGCCAGTTTGGAATACTGCATCAGTATCAAGAACGTTGATAGTTTCTGATGACTTTACTGATGACATAACATTTCCAGATGCTTGAATGATCTTTTGTGTTTTTGCGTCAAATAAAGATTTAGTTACCAACAATTTTTCATTTTGTATGGTATAATTTGCTAATGCTGATACGTCAAATGCCATTGTTTAAAATTTATACGGTTAATAATTTATTTCGGTTTGTTTAATTGCTTTTTAATTTCTTCATTGCTTCAACCATTGATTGAAACATTTCTTCTTTATTCTCAGTTTTTTGTGCTGTGAACTGATTTGTTGCCATTGCAGCAGGTTGATCAACTGGCATTGTTGCAACTTTTTCCATCATTTGTGTAAGCATTTTGATTGCTTCTTGTTGCTTGCTCATTGCTGATTGGTGTTCTGCAAACTTGCTTTCATATCCTGCACACTTTGTATCAATTGCAGCCATTTTCTGTGCCATTTCTTCCATTTTTGTTTTCATGTCTGCAGCAGCCATATCAGTGTTTACTTCTTGATCTTGCGCTTCTTCTGCAGGTGAACTGATTTCTTCAATCATACCGTCTTTTGTTTGAATGATTGTTCCGTCTTGTAACTTGTGATCACCATCAGGTGCAGGTGTTCCGTTGATTGTAACCATTCCGCCAATTGCCAATTTATCACAACTTATCTTTGTTCCATCTTGTAAGATGTAATCAGTCAATGATGTAACATCAGGATTTGCAGGTGCTGCAGCAGGTGCTTCAGGTGCTGCCATTTCAAATAATGCTTTTATCTTATTGATTGTTTCTTGATAATTCATTTGTGTTCTTTTTAAGTATAAATATCAAATCGTTTTCTGTGTGTCATTTAAGATTCAACTTCTTCAAGTAATTGCTTGATTTCATTGTAAATCTGTTCTGCTGTAAGTTCTTTTTTCTTGTACTCAAAAACCCCTTCAACACTGAATCCTTTTATTTCCCCGGACTTAATCTTTGCCCAAACTTTCGGATTATTCACCTTAACCCCAAGAAACCATGATCCGTCCTTTGCATCTTCATATCCTTTTGGCGCTGGTCTTCCTTCCGTAGAATCAACGATGTAAGATTGGAATGCATAAACACCTGTACATTTTTGATTAGGATCATGCATCAAGTTGAAATTCTTATTGAAATCTTTTTCAAAAAACTTCTGTGCAATCTTGTAGATTGTTGCCTTATCAAACACAACATTGTATTCACCCAACTGTTCATCGTTGCGATAAATTGGAACATCTGCAAGCATTGCAGGTCCAAAGATTTCCTGCTTGTCTTCATTGATTGCACCAAATGATAATTGAATTGAAAACTTTTCACCTATTGTTCCAAGTGCTTTGACTACATTTGCATTGTTATCATAATGTTTTTTAATACCCAAATCTTTAATCTTTTGTACTTTTGCTTCATTGCTACCTGTCGCAAATATTCTGCTTCCAGGAACACCCAAACTTTCGCCAACAGATAACATTCCTTCCTTGTTATCACGTGCTGAAATAATGTACAATGTTGCACCGTTGGCAATTAGTTTTTTTGCCAATTCTTTGCCACGTTCAGTTGATAGTGTGTCATCATAATCAATTGAAATCTTTTCTGCAGCAAAATGTTCTTCCCATAAACTGTTGCAAATTGCAACCGCTTGTTCAGTGTCTTTGCCTTCATTTACAATATAACTGATGCAACGTGGAATAAAATCATCTTTCTTTTCACCTGAATTCGGATTCACAAATTCACTTCTGAACTGCAAAAAATTACGTTCAATGGCAGGCAAATCGACCATTGCCACCGCGTCCACTTGTAATTCAGATGAAAGTTCTTCATCAATAACCAGTAGATATGTAGGGATTTTCTTTTCCATATTAAATAAATATTTTAAAATTTGAATTGTGTCATTTATGCTAATCGTGCCGCACGATTGATTCTTTCCATTCTTTGTTGTCCTGATGTGATGTCTGATTCAACAACATAAGCACGTGATGCCGTTGCATTCATTGATGCCAGTGTTCTTCCTGTAAGTGATGTTGTTGTTGTCTGTTCACGTGGAACAAGCGGTGATGATCCAAGGTTTGGTGTTACCGGTGCTGATCCACCGCCACCGCCACCATTCGGAACTTTAACTGCAAGAATGTTTTTAACTGCTGCAAACCCTGTTGTTGCTGCTGAAATTACTGCAGGAATAGCAGCAGGATAACCAAGTTTCACACCTTTTGCAATACCTTCATAAGTGCTGATTAATGCAGATGCAACTGATATTGCTTTGCCTGCTGTTGTTTGTTTTCCAATAACATCAGCAACACCATTCAATGCGCCCAGGTAAGAATCAAGCAATTGCTTCTTTGCTTCGTTTTCTGACTTCTTAATGTCTGTGTCCGCCTTGTCAATGTCTTGACTATTCTTTAAATAAGTTTCTTGATCAATCAAACCCTTATCATAATATTCTTGATTCAATTGTCTTTCCTTTTCAAGAATCGCACGTTTTTGGTCTGCCTTTAAATTTTCATCTTCTGCCTGTGTTTTTAATAGGTCAATCTTTTTCTTTGCTTCTGCTTCTTCTTCCTTCTTCTTTTTAAGTGCTGCTGCTTCTTCTTCCTTCTTTTTCTTTTCTGCTGCTGCTTTTTCTTTTGCATCTTCTTCATCTTGTTTCTTCTTTTTATCTGCTGCTTCCTTATCATCAATTTCTTTTATCTTCGCCTTCTCATCTTTCTTGTATTGTTCAACTAATGCAAGTTTTTGGTCATTTGTAAGTTTACCATTCTTCAATTCTTCTTCTGCTTGTCTGATGTCATCTTTCAATTTGAATTCTGCAATCTTTCTTTCTTTCTCGTACTGGTCCGTTATACCCCTAAGAATTTCATCATTTTTTAATTTTTCCATTCTCAGTTCATACTGCCTGTCATTCTCATTCTTTTGTCTTATTTTTTCATCTCTTGCTTTTTTATTTGCTGCTGCTTTGTCTGCTGCTTCTTTACGTTGTTGTTCAAGTTTTGATGCTTCTTCCCTTTCAAGTGATGAAATTTGTGATGCAGTTTTCTTTCCTATTTTCGCAGATTGTGCCTGTGCATTTTCTGCTTCAATAATATACTTCGATAATTCTTGAACTTTGTCTTCATTCACATTCTTCATTGACAACAATTCCGCCTTTGCTGCCTTCAATGATTCAATGGTCCCTTCCTTGATCTTACCAATTACCTGGTCCCTTGCACCCATTTCCTGTGCAAATTGTTCAAGTTGAACTGCAAGTTTCTGTCTGTTCCACTCAGCAACATCATCAAGTTGTTTCTTTTCTTCCTTTGCTGCATCTTTAAGTGCTTGAATTCTTTCTTTAATTGGAACGTTTGCATCACCTGCAATTTCCCTTGCTTCTTGTAATTTCCTGTTAGATGCTGCAAGTGATTCCGCCTGTGCTTTCTGTGATTCATCAAGTTCACGATTTGCCTTCGCTAATCTTCCAAGATTCTGTGATGCTTCCTTTGAACTAACCCCAAGTTTATCACCTAACCATTCCGCCGCCTTAACAAACAAATCAATCAATGCAACAAACCCATCAATCAATGGTGTAAGGATTGCATTCATAAATGATTCAAAGATTCCTGATAATTCACCCCATGCATCAGACATTTTATCCGATGCTGCGTCCATGTCTTTGAACTTGTTGATCAGTGCAATAATGATTGCAGTAAGGATTGCAAGAATGGAAATAATTGGATTTGCCTTC